ATGCATACCGCGAATTTGTTCAGAACTGGGCAAATAGTAGAGGCATGGATATATCCGGTTTAAATCAGCCTGTTTTAGTGCGTACACGTCTTAGTGATGTTGACCGTGTAGCTTTCTCCCGTTTAGCCAATGAAAGCGATGTAGCGCAATTCAGTGCAACTGAGCGTGCTATGAGTGATGTTGATCGTCTACCAGATTCAACACTACTAAAAATCAATAATGATGGTTCAATCAATATTGATGGCTCTATGGATTATGTCCGTAGTTTTGTAGATCAATTGCCACAGTCTGAGCGCGGATCAGTTATCACAAGTGACGGGCGCTTATCGCAAGAAGGGAAACGCCGAATTGAATCTGCAATTGTACAGCGTGCTTATGGCGATTCTAACCTTGTAACTCGTTTATCTGAAAACCTAGATGATGACAGTAAAAACGTTCTAAACGCCTTACTCCGAGCAGCTCCGCAACTTTCACAGCTTAATGACTTAGTGAAACAAGGTGGTCGCTTTGAGAACACTATTTCTCAAGACTTGGCGCAGGCAGCGCAAAAACTTACAGACCTAAAAGCAAATGGCTTACAGGTTCGTGACTATTTAAATCAAGGCCAACTTATTGATGATGGATTAAGTGATGGAGCAAGAAGATTTCTTGAGGTCTTTGATAATAACCGCAAGAGCGCAAAGGCGATTAGTGAATCCATTAACTCTGAGATTCAGGCCATTGAAAACATGGGCGACCCGCGACAAGGCTCATTGTTTGGCGAAACACCAGAAGAACAAGCCGCGCTTGATGTGATTTTCTCAAATCCTGATCAACCGATTGCAGTGAGTCGTATTAATTCAATGGGTGAACCAGAAGAATTCACCATGACATTACGTGATTATCACGCTGAACTTGAAGCAGAAATTAAGCAATCTGAGCAAGATATTTTAGCAGCACAAACCGCCTTGAACTGTGCTTTACAATTTGGAGCAGCATAAAAAATGAAAGAACAATGCAAACAAGCGGTAGCTAAAGCACTAGGCAAGCAATCCCTTACAGCTCAAGAAGCTACGGATATTGAAGCACGTATTAATGAAACGATGCGTAATCTTGCACGCAAAGATATTGATAAATGGCGCAATTTATCTGACTCAGAAAAAATGACAGAAGCTGCTAAACAAGTTGCTATCGATATTCAAGAACAGTTAAAGCGCAAACATAAAATTGCTGCTCAAGACATCCTTAAGCAATCGCAAAACATTGCAGCTTTAGACCATGGCAAATTGTCATCAATGGAAGTCATAGACCGTATGGTTGCAGCGCATGGTGATATGTCTGGCATTCAGTCAATCGACTCTAAAGCACGTGGGATTGCCTCAATCTATCGTGGTGAGTTAATAGACTTCTATACCAATATTAAAGGCGGCTTGGGTGTCTTCACAGACCAAGAGTTAGTGCAAAAAATTGTACGTGAGCGCTTTGGTGAAAACACTGGCGATGCATTAGCTAAAAAGATCAGTGACAAGATGGGTGATGTCTTCGAAACCATGCGTGACCGTTTTAACCGGAACGGTGGCGATATTGGGGATCTGGGCAATAAATTTGGATTACCTCAAACACATAACCTTGAGAAAATCGTGAAAGAGGGCAAGGAGCAATGGGTCAATGACGTGCTTCCTGATCAAGATGTAAGCATGTTCGTGCATGAGGATGGCTCATATTATTCACAGCAAGAAATACGCTCATTGCTTGAATATACCTATGACACTTTATCAAGTGATGGTGCAAATAAAATTGAAGTTGGACGACAAGCTACAGGTGGCGGCACATCCAAAGTAACTAATCGTCATGGGGAAAGTCGTGTACTGCATTTTAAGGATGCAGATGCTTGGCTG